GAAAGCGCCTTGGGGCAAGTTGCCGTAGGTACCATCTGCAAATACCAAATCAATTTTATCGTCTTCTTTGGTAATAACGCTATAGATATTTCTTATGTTTGAATTGATACTGTTATAGGCAATGTTGCTGCCTGTTATACTGCTGACTTTGGTCCATTCGGCTGCCTGTGTGCCGTCTGAATTTGTGGCAAATAACCAAACATCTGAATCATTTATTCCCGTAACGTCGACAGATACCACTTCATTGGTGGTAGGAACATCCACACTGAAATCAGTTAATTCTAGACTGCCCTGTTTCAACAACATAAAAAATCCAGTGTTAGCACTGGCACTGCCTTTACCGTCTTGTCTATAGACAAATCCCAACTGACTGCCCGGTATAGGCGATTCTTCATAATAATCTTCTGCGCCGATAAAGCTGGTACTTACCAATTCAAACGGCATCTTTCTACTGGCTACTATTTTTTCAAAGTTGAAAATTGGCACATCTGTAAAATTAGATCTAAATCTATACTGTTGTGAGTCAATACCTTGAATTGTGTCTGTGCCCTGACTTCTACCAAATTCAGTGTTGTCTGCCATTGCAGAATTTACAATTAGAATAAATTGCTCTAGCCAGTTTGAATTGGTAGGATCATTCCAGATAATTGTTTGGCTGGCAAGATTCTTGTTGTTGCTGTCTAATATACCTTCTGTAGTAGACACTGTGTCAAATTTAATTAATCCCTGTGCAGGAATATTTCTTCTGCTGTTATAAGAAATCAGACGTGACAGTCTCAGCACAGATTCTTTGGTTTCGGCAAGTTCTAAAAAGTTTTCTCTGCTGGCTAGATCAGTACGGAAGGCCAGACTCTGTCCTAAAAATGCCACTGCATCTATCAGTGCTAGATATTCTGAACTTTCAATGTAATCGTTGAAATCTTCTGGGTAATTTTCACGAAGATAGGTAATAATAACTCTACGCAGATTTTCAAAATCATAGCTTTTAAAGTCAGCATTTTTAAAGGTCTGATAAATTCTTTTCCAGTCCTGGTTTAAAATTAAATTATTCTGTCGAGACGTAGTTGTCATTTTCTTTCCCTATACTGATATTTATCGTAAAAATAAAATGCGCATTTTATGTTATTGTGTTATCTCTATCAAAATTCAAACGCAGTGTATCAGTGATATCAAATGGTAGTATCACTATTTCTGCTTCTATACGTATGCCCTGTTGTGTGCTGTCTATGGACACAGAGTTTACTTTCACACGTTTGTCAAAATTAATAATTTCTTCAACATCTTTGGCAATTGCTGATTTTATTTCTGGGGTAAAATTCTCAAACAGTGTATCCCAAATAATTGTTCCAAATTTAGGATTTTCTAGTTTTTCACCCTTTCTAATATAAAAATGATTGATGAGATCTTGTTTGATCAATTCTGCATCGTATAACTTGTAGTTTCGTTTAAATTCTTTAGAACTGAATCCTCTGTATCGAAAGTTGCCAGCATTTGCGTTTCCTAGACTGGCTTTGTTTTTTGCAATCACTTTGTTGGTGTATATTTTTGCCATAATTTATTTCCTTAGAACGGAGTATCGCTTGGTTTTTTGTATTTGCGCCAATCACTGGATGGTGTTCGCATACTGGAACTTTCGCCTTCGTAACGACCATCAACATCTCGATCTGTTAGATCTGGTTTGACTTTTGTGGCGTCTAAATTTTCGTGGAAGGGATACGGTTCAGCTGTGGGCATTCTTCTTACTATAACTGTTTTATCTACGTCATCTTCGTTGGGTGCTGGAAGATCAGGAAGGCTATGTGTTTTTAATATTTTTGGTAATTCTGCCGTTTCTGCCGTCGCTGCGCCTGGACCGTTCATATGAATCTGGGGGGCAGTTTCTACAATATTGCCGCCAGCTTTTGTTTCGTTAGATCCACCTGAAGTGTGTTTGATACTGCCACTAACATTAACATTGTTATTTCCATTAACTTTTATTTTGTAGCCGGCTCCAATTGTTTCATCTACTGCGTCTTTAATATGAATCTTTTGATTAGCATCTACAATTAAAATGTGATCTTTTACCACGTGAGTGTGCATTTCTCCGTTTACTTTGAGATTGAAATTACGGCCAACTTCTATATTAAAGTCTCTGTCAGCAACAAAATTAAAATCTTGTTTGGTTCTAATGTTAATGCTGTCTTCTGCGTAGATATCAATTTTACCGTCGCTGGTAAATTCAATCCAGGCTGTGCCTCTACTGTTTCCAATATAAATCAAATCTTCAGAATTGTGAAATAACAACTGATGTCCTGTTCTAGTTCGGATTCTAAAATGTTCGTTGTAGGGAATATCTTTTAGTCCTTCGGGATTTTTTACGTAGGTAGGAGCTCCATCAGTGGGCTTGGTTTCTCTATAGTATCTGTCATCGCCGTCATCCATGACAAAATGTGTTCCGCCTAGTCTTTGAACTGGAACCGGAACCGGGGTAGGACTTTCTCTATTTCCCAAAAACTTTTTCTTGCCGTTCCTATCTAAGGGGCCGGGACTGCTCATTCCAAACACCATGTTTGGCACATCTCTTCTTGACGTAGAAGCAATGGTGCCTCTTACTTCATCTCTAGTTAGTCCTTGAGCTTTAAATCGTCTAGCAATAGGATGTACGGCTCTAGGTATTTTGTCAATTTCTAAATTCTTGTCGCCTTCATTGGCTTTTCTGTTGTGTTCAACTACTGGTAACGGGTGTTCTGCTTGCTTGTAGTCTTCGTCTGTTTTATATACTGTGGTTCCTCCAATAGCAGGAATCATGTGATTTTGAAATTTATCTTGGACATTTGCCACCCAGTATCCTTGATCTGGTTTTCCGTCTATGAACAGCACAATACCAGTTACGCCGGTATCGGGAGGAACACCCCAGAATCCATAGCTCATCTGCGAATCATCAGCTGTGACATTTTGGCCAGTAAACTCAAAAGGTGTACATCCATAAAACGGACTGGCATATTTTACAAAATAAGTTTGACTTTCATTACCTACTTGATTTCCGGAATCTCTAATAAGCACAACTTCAAGGCCTCCTTGAAACAATAGATCTGCATGCCCTATAATTTTAGCCAAATAAGGAGCGCCGGTAAGACTACCTTTTGAATTTTCTCGTTGGTCTTCTCTTTTTTCAATCATATTGCGTTCCCCGGATTGTTTATATACGTTCCAGAATCTGGTTCCGGCTTATCTGTCGTTGTTGGGAACACACCGCCACCACTACCACCTTGATCTTGAGCAGGTATTCTAAAACCTGCCACTACCTGTGTGAATAAATTGCCTTTAAATCTAGCTTCTACTTTTGTAACCTTAAACAATCCACTAAACGGGCTGGGACTTTGTCCTTCAGGAAAATAATAGCCGCCGGGAAAATTTGCTGCTGCGGCACCGGCATCTGGATCTGCGGGAGTTCTAAAATTTACCACCACCCAAATATCTGTGGCTTCGTGATTCATGGTTCCATTTTCAGTTACTTGATCGTCACTTTCACTATGAAAATTACTGTATCCGACTTCAGGAAGGAAATAGGGATCACCTAAAATTTCTAAATCTAAATTAACTTGATTTCCTATACTATTGAGATAGGCCATATAAAATTCATTGGCAATTTTTTGTTCGGTGCTGGTTTGACCTGACCCACCTTTAAACGGAAGATTTCCTGTGACCATATCAAATTTTGCAGGAGCAGCATTTCCTCCTACCGATGGGGCTGCAGCACCTGCTGTCTGTTTACTGGTCATTGTAGGGCCGGACTTTGATTGATTTACAGAATTATTTTGAACACCGCCCGAGTCTTCAACCTTGTTGGGATCAATGGCTGTGAACAACATATTTTTAATATCAATTGTAAATTTAATAATATCTGTGTTCAGACCAGTGTATATGTAGTTGTATTCTTTTTGTGCAGCACTTTTGCAGGCTGCTACTCCTTTACTTGTGCCTTCTGGCGATAGGTAAGCACTGTGATGTATTTTATAAGGCTGTACTCTAAAAGTGATATCTTTAGCATAATCCTTAAGTTTAGGATCAAGTTGCTTATCAAAAAGTTTAACATCAACATTGGTTTTCCACCAAGTTACTCTACCTTGGCTGTCAATTAGATCTTCCTTGGTTGCTCGATCTCTAGCTTCTTTGGTGCTAAGAACAACCTGATCAATGATATTTGTAATACTGGTATCTTGACTGAATTGCAGAGACTTTTCTTTGGGATTGATAGACATTTTTCCTCTAATGATTTTTCCGCTGGCTTCATCGTAGATGTCTCCTGCACGTTTGGGTTTTTCAGTTCCGCCTTGGCTTTCTGGTGTAAACTCTAGATCATTGCCGGGGCCGCGGCCATAGGGATTATCTCCTACAAATTCAATATTGTACTTGTCCGGATAGGTTTTTTTATTATCGTTTACAAGTTGGGCTTCGCGTTTATTTAGAAAGGATACCAAACTGAATTCAGGATGATCAACCAGAACCTCATTACTGTTTTTGCCCACAAGTTTTACGTCGTTAAAAACCTTGTTCATCTGTTGAGATAGTGCCACATGATTATAGGGGAAGCATTCTATCTTGTAGGTACTGCCAGCTTCATTGACTGTGAAATTTGCATTCATTAGTCTTACCAACCAATTAAACGGACCCACAGTCATAGTGGAGTCGGGTCCTGTCCAACCTTGAAATTCCAGTCTCAGCACATAGGCAGCATTATCAAGATAACTCTTGTATCCAGAATTTACTGCCGCTGCCTGGCAGCTCTGAAGAAATAGTCCCATACTGTAAGGCTCAAACAGTTCAAATTCAAGTTTTGACCAGGGTCCCGACCCTGTGCCTTTTGTAGGAACTACAA